TCTGCGACCCGCCGACGATGCCATGCATAAGTTTTTGCCCACCACCAAACTTTGCGTGTATAGATTTCTGTACACCGCCAAGTTTTGATTGTATTCGATTCTGCGACCCGCCGACATTCCCATGTATAGACTTCTGCACGCCACCAACCGTATCAGTTAATTGGGGTACACCTCCTGTGGTTACTGTACACATTGTATGTCCATCCACAACATCTCCAACGAGTTTTGCTGCTGGGCCTAATGTGTTTTCAGTTGGCCCAACAATGAGTCCGCCAGATGATCCTATCGAGGATGCTGGAATTCCAATCAATTTGAATGAATTGTTGCCATCGGAGATTAAGTTGGTTGTGCCAAAAATTAAAGATATCAAGGTGATGCACGATATTCCGAAGGAGATTTTCCTAAGAGGAAACGTACCAGAAGAGATCAGGTTGGTTGGTCCAAGCCAGCCGATACCTGATACTATTATGATTCGCGGCGATGTTCCGAAGAGTATTGAAATCGTTCATAATTTGCCAAACAAAATTATGTTGGATGCTACAGAAGTTCCTCGTAAGATTTTAGTGGAACCTGCACCTGACTTCCCAAGCGTTCTCAAACTGGAAGTAACAGGAATGCCACAAACGCTTCAGGTTACGGGCATTCCAAAAACAATTGAGATCATTGAAAATATTCCAAGAACTATTCAATTAGTAATGCCTGAAAATCCTGTTGTTGAAATGCGATGGAACGGCGTGCCAGTGGAATTAAGGCCAAGTCCAGACTTAGAAAAATTGCTAAGTAACTTAGTCATTCCGCCAAGATAAAATATGATAATTAAGCACCATATAAATAAGAATGATTACTGTTTATCAAGGTCTGGCCACTGGATTAGAAATTTCACTAAACCAGTGGTTAAACCAGTTGATATCAATGATATTACACCTTTAGACGATATGAAATTAATTATTGAAAATGAATTTAAAAATAGTCTAAAGAAATATCAAGTGATGGAAGACATCTTCCACGAGAAAGCAATAATTATTGGAGATGGTTACAGCTTTGAGGAAAGTGCCAAAGCTATTGAAGCTTTGTCAGGAGATGTGGTAATTATTGGTGTAAATAAAGCGTTTGCAAAATGGACAAGCCAAAGGTCCATGAATTATTACGTTGTCAACAATCCTTACCAAGATTGCTTATACAATTATCCACAAATTATAACATCCTGGCCAAAATGTATTGCTTCTGTAAGGACACACGCCCATTTTCTAGAAGTATATAAAGGTCTAGTATATACTTACTATCCTACATGCGGAGAAATATATAGCGGGCCATATAAGGATAATACATACTTTATTGATGACTACAGAAACCCTATTTGTGCCGCAATAGGGTTATGTTATAAATTTAAAGTAAAGAAGTTAATGATAATGTCTGCTCTGGAAATGTATAAAGAAGAACGTTCTGGAACAATGCCTGTCAAGGGTGGTTTATGGACCTACCCGCAACAGAGGATAGCACACGACTTGATCGACGGCAATCTTTATTGGATGCAAAAAGCAAAAATTAATGTAGGTTACACTAACTCAGGTCTAGATTATGAGTTTGCTACATATATAAATGTAACTGATTTGAAAAGGTTTTTCAATGATGGACAAAAATGATAGGAAGGAACCTAATTTTTCACTAAATGATTTTAGAAAGTGGATGAGCAAGCAAAAGTTTGAGTCTCGCAAGCCAAAGTACCGAGGATGCATTGTTGAGTCCAAGCTAAGTCTAAAAAGGCTAGTAACTAAGATGGACGTAGATCAAGGTGATCTTTATGAAATGGCCAAAGATTTCAAGCGGAGAGGCGGAACGATTCTTGAGTGTGATGGAGATAATATTCTTCTGGTAGAGGTTAGATCAGGCACATTTCGCATTCCTAAATTCTTTGTTAATGTTCTCAACTCATACGGCGAATCATAATTCTGTTTTTGTTGATCTTTAGGGCCACGGTCTTTGAAACTTGAGTAGTGAAATTAATCAAGGGCGCGTTGGCAGAAGGCGGCGCATTGATACCTCGTTTGTGCAAATTAGTCATAAGTTGGTGATAATCGAGTGCTGTTTCAATCCAAGGTTCCCATTCCATCCGATGATCTTCAATTATCTTTTTCAAATCCATTCGTTCTTGTGCTGGTAGACCTAAAATATCTACATCAGCAAGTCTTGAAGTTTGTAAGTGATAAGAACTAACTATGGTGCCGACAATTTTAACATCACTCTTGTTCCTCTTGATAAGGCAGAGGTAAACCTTTTCCATATCTTTTCTCCAAAGCTACCTTAAAGAAAATCTCCAGTACCATTTTACTATAATAGTCAAAAGGTTTAAACTGATTAAAGAAGCATTCGAAACTTTCATATGCTAATTTAGTTTTTTCTTGAGATTCTGTCATGACTATACCTTTTACACAATATTTAGATATTAAAGACAACTATTGTTTGGGCTATTTTGGCGAAGATAAAGATTTTCTATATAAGATTTTAGAAGCTAGAACTTACATTGAAAAAGAACTACCAGGATTAATGGTTTTTGTTGCATGTAGGGACGCACTCCAAGGTGGTCAAGATAATGTCATCTTGGAGTCCAAAATAAGTGAATATAAAGGCAAAATGGCATATTTTTGTAATTTGGAAAAAAAAGATGACTTAAAATCAATTTTAACTGACTCAAAAATTCCTATTCCTGAAGATTTTTAAGCATTAAAGTATATATAAAACCAGACAGAAGGACCAGACTAACAAGGAGTAAGTTTAATGAGTGTTTTTAAGGTACATCTAAATTACCCAGGCAAACAGGGTTATCTTGACTTGAACCCAGCAACGGCAAGCCCAGGTTTCTTGGGCGATCAGATGCAGCCATCGAAGCAGCGTACTATGTTCTGCGCTGGTCCAAATCGCATCTACCGTGAACTGTTTGACGGCCAGGTATTTACGGATTGTAACTATTGGAAGCGTTTTGCTTTCCCACAGGTTCCACAAGAAGTAGCTTTCATCGAAGTCCTAACAGATGACGGCAGCATATACTCGGATATTCCAGGGGAAAACACCTTCCCAAGAATCTTCTACCCATATGCAGTTGCCATTGCTGATACATTCGCAACTAACTTCATTGACATTGTTGGCACTTTGGGCGGACCAGCAACGTTCGTTCAAATGACTAATTTGGGTACTATTGCAGCCCAAGACATTACTGTACAACTTAACGGCGACGTTAATGCAGTTATGTTACTTGCTAACGGCGATACGCAGGTCTTCAATGCTGGTGATTTGGCAGTAACCAAACTAGCATTTGACGGTGGCGCAGCCGACACAACCCTACAGATCATATTGTCTGTAGCAGTTCAATGCAACAGCTAATAAGGGATTTATCCTAACAAAAACAGCCTGTCTCTGACAGGCTGTTTTTGTTTTACTATATTATAATATGGTATTAGGACTAAAGAAGAAGCCCAAGCCTGTCGAAACAACGACTTTGCGGGACTTCTACAACAAACGGAATAAATAGGGAAACCCTTAGTCGGTATTTTTACCCATGTTGACGGGAAGTTGCGAGGAAAGTTTTATGATTTTGTCTTAGTCCAGAAACATAGAGATAATGGAGATTGGCCTTGTGGCGGGCCGTGTTACAATTATCTTTACTGTTCGCACCCAAAATGTACAGCACAGATAGTTGGACCAAATAATCAGAGAACGCCATTGGGTTTGCGGCCATATGTTACCGAATTAACAGCAAGAGAAATAGAAGTTGGAATAGAAAAAATGCTGGATCGTTGGCCTATATAATTAGTTATGGGAAATCTAATCAGGCCCACGCAAGTTCATCTTGTTACTAAAGAAGGGGAATGTCAGCTAAACATAACAATAGACCTGAACATTAACCTTAATAATGGAACTGTCGATTTTCAATCTTCTAGAGCCAACAAAATAGAAAAGATAGACGAAGAAAATGATGACGACAAGACAGTTTGGGCTATACCAACCTTTAAATCAGAAGATAAAGTTAAGTTTGGTAAAAGGAAAGAACAGGAGTAGATGTCTTTAATATATTGGATAGGTAATAAAAGGAAGGTGATGTAATGGTGGGTTTTGATGCAGGAACTTATAATCTTGTGTGTTGCACACGGGACGATAAAAAGAATTTCGTTTATGATCGTGAAGTAAATGCTTTCTTAGAAATACCTTTGGAAGACCGTCTCGTTTTCCAGATGATGAAGACCGTAGGAGTACCTCTCATTGAGCGAGAAAAGACCAAGAAGGCTTATGCTCTTGGTGAGAAAGCAGTTCGTATGGCTTATACTCTGTCTCAATTAGAACTCAAACGACCGATGCGTGATGGCTGCGTAAACTCCAAAGAAAAGGAAGCTTACGAAGTCATGAGTATCATGATTCACAGTTTACTAGAAGGCAACGTTAAGAATAACAACGACGTTCTCTACTACAGCGTACCAGCCAATGCAATTAATGAAGAAACTGACACGGAGTTCCATACTAAGGTTCTTGAATCTATCTTCGCTGCTTATGAATCAGATGAAGGCAAGAAGGTAAAGGCATTCCCGATTAACGAAGGTTTGGCTCTGGTTTACGCAGAACTCAAGGGTGATAATTACACAGGTATCGGAATATCTTTCGGTGCGGGCATGGTCAACCTTTGTTATGCCATGTTCGGCGTTCCCGTTTTTACTTTCGCAATTGTGAATAGCGGCGATTGGATTGATAAGATGGCTGCAAAAGCCACTGGAGAGAGTACAACCTTCATTAATCAAGAAAAAACTAAGATTGCTTTAAATTCAGACCCAACAAGCCTAGTCGAGCGTGCAATTCAAACTCAGTATCGCATCATGATCGAAAAGACGGCGAATGTTATTAAGAAAGGGTTGAGTGAAGCTGGGAAAAAGGCTCGTTCCGACAAACCTGTTGATATCGTTATCGCAGGAGGTACGTCTCTACCAGTGGGATTTGACATACTTTTCCGTGACATAATCAAACAGGCGGAACTTCCAATTCAAATTGGCAATATCGTCAGACCAAATGATCCACTATTTAGTGTTGCTAGAGGGTGTCTAATTGCAGCAGAAAACTCACTAATTGGGTAAAAGGTTAATAAAAATTTCAACCAATATCATAGATAGATTGCAACCCTTATAGTAACTCAGGTTGTATGGAATGAATCCATTATACCTGGGCCTCGTTGCTAGACGATATAAGGCATTTTGTTAATTAGAAAGGCAAAAAATGGAAATCTATAATTATGAAGAGGGTGTAACACTACATCCTGACGCAGAGCCAGAGGTCGTAGCTTTGGGCGACCAAAATGTTAAAGAAGTCAAAGAAATCATTAAACAAGCCGAAAAAGCCGAGGAAGAGTGGCGTAAGAAGAAACATCAAGAAACACTCGAAAATATCCAAGAAGCCTGTGGTTTAAAGGGCAAAGAACCAAAGCTTTGTTTTGACGATGAATCAAGTGATTGTTGTCTGCCTGATTTAAATGAAGCTAGAATTAAGTGTGGTTTTCGTAAGGATGTTGACGAATTCGCCATGTGGCGACGACTAGCCGATGTTAAAGTCGGGCGCGCCGACTTGGAACCACAAGTATTCTGCCCTACCAAAGACCTGATGGATTATATTCTCCTTAAACTCAACAGGTCGTTCCCGAAGTTAGAACTTGCGTGGAGTGAAAATTCTTGGAGTCCAGTCCTAGATATCAATAATTGTCCAACGAAAATTAGCATGGAAAAGATAGCGTTGGCCTACCATGGATTATTAAATATTTCGGAAGATTTAAACGCGCAAGCAGTAATATGCAATATTGTTACGAAAAAACTAAATGGGTTATTCATTTAAGTGTGGGTTCGTGGACCTTGGGATTACTCCCAAGGTTCATCTAATATAATTATAGAATAGAAAGGAATGGAATGGGTGTGCAGAAACTAATTAATGATTTAGGTGCAGCGGCTTATTATATGATGCACAAGTATGAAGCAATAGGCAAAAAAGGAAAGACTATAATTTTCGAAATTGATGAAAAGGATGAAGAGGAATTCGACAGGCTTTATAGAAAATATTTAAACAGCGAATTTCATCGTTTCGATTCTTGTCTAATGTCACTAAAAAAACTGCCTGAAACTAACTAGATATTGGCATGAGTAAGTGGCTAAAGATCAGGGAAAAATTATATCAAGAAAAAATAAAAGAAGTCAATAGTTTATTTGCAGAAATTAAGCATAAAGTTCATGATATCAAAGCCCCACGTTATGAATGGGTAGCCCCTTTGGAAAACTGGACCCGAAGCCAAATCAAAGAAAACACTTCTTTAAAACTGTCTCTATCCGAGTACACCTACTTAAAGAACATAGTTGAAAACCTAAATAATAATTTTGCGTTAAATCATGGCGGTGAAGATCAAATTCTAACCAAAACTCAAGATGCTTTTATAAATAATTATACTAAGATTTTAGCATCAAAGGACAACGAACTAAAATTAGAAATTACGGCGCAATTAATTGAAGAAAAGCAGTTTCCGCTTGAAATCTTTATTGAATGGTATAAAGCAGCCCACACACTTCCCGAAGCTCAATTCAATGAAGAATTAGGTAATTTTTGGGGTGACGTTTGGAAACATGCTGCAACTGGTGCAGGATATGGAGTTTTGGCAGGTTTACCTGGAGGCTTGGGAGGAAGTTTCGCAGGCGCAGGTTTAGGCGGTTTGGCAGGCGGTTTATACGGAGGTACTTCCAATTTACTCAAGCGAGTTTGGCAATACAGGCAAACCCAACGCAATTTCGAGCAAACAAAACAAAAAGCTGTTGACGCTCTCAAGAAGTTAAAAGAACTATCTCAAAACTTTGAAATGCATCCTAATTTCATTAATTCTTTGGATAGCATGATTGACCAGCTAAGTTCAGCAAGAGCATACCGATTGGCTCAAACAGGCACAATGCCCACAAACCAAAATGCTGTTCCTGGCAAAACGGTTAATCCTATGAAACAACCCCATCCAGGCTGGGCAGAATTAGGCAAACATTCCGCGACTGCAAGTAGCCCTACACCTACTACGGTCGCACCGCCAGTTACACCAACATCAACAGTACCTACGCCAGAACCAACGTCTGTATTGCCAACGAAAAGAACGCAGAATCTCACTCCTGAAGAACGCCAGCGACGAAAAGATCGAATGCATCAACATTGGGCAAAAATAAGGACCGATAAAGAAGAAAAAGAAAGACAAGCTGCCTTAGCAGCAGCAGGTTCGCCATCAGTGGCAGGGCCAGCCGAGCCAGTATCATCGGAGCCAACAGCAGTAGCACCTGCGGAACCAGCAAAAGAAGGTATTAAGGATGAGAAAGATTTTATTGATCTCTACAACAAAGTTAAGGATGACCCAAAAGCTTTAGCCAAGATAGGGCTTACTCTAAAAAGTATGGGTATGGATAAACATAAGATACATAAAGACGGCACAAAGGAGATAATAGTAAATCCAAACAAAAAATTCAGTGCTGACGACTTCAATCAGTTTTTTTCTAGCAAAATGGTGAGTTACGAACCTGAAGGTGAAGAATTTGAAGAAAGTATCAAGTTTGCCAATTTATATGCTCAATCTCTCGGTGCGCAAAGCAAACCAGATGAAAGTTTAGGACAACCTGGAACGCCTAAAGAAACACCATCTAAGGCTGGAGAGGAACCAGTTACAAAAGAACTAAAATCTGATGAAGAAATGATGGCAATGAAAATAAAGGATTTTAAAAACTATGTCAAAAGTCTAGACTTACCACATCTTCTAGAAGATGAATATATTCAAAATTTCGGTAAGGCAGGTTCTCCTGAGCGATCCGAAGCAATTAAATTAATAAGATTAAATATAGAAAATCCTGAATATGGTAAAAATGAATCGGCATTTGTCCGAATTGGCAAAATGCTCAAACCAAGATTACATTTGGAAACAATTCCTGTGTCAGAAAGGGTTCAATATATTAAATCCTTATTACGAGCTTAATTCCCATGATAGCTAGTAAGCCATCGCACAGTACCACTTTCTGACCGCATAAAAACACTGCTGGTAGTTGGTCCAAATTCACTAAAACGGACACCTTTTAAAAGGCTGCCGTCCGTTATTCCAGTTGCAGCAAAAACACAATGGCCAATTACCAACTCATTCTGATTATAAACTTTATCATCTAGGTTCTTACCTTCTTTATCACATAATTGTGCTTGGAAGCCGCCTCCCAAACACTTCACAGCACATGCAGTTAACACTGCTTCTGGTGCGCCGCCTACACCATATAACAAATCAATACCTCGATCTGGCAAACAAGCCGCTATAGCACCAGAAACATCGCAGTCTTGTATTAACTTAACTCTGACACCTAGTTTTCGCATTCTCTCAATTACTTCTGTATGGCGTGGCCGATCCAAGATACAGACCATGATATCAGTAACTTTCTTGCCATTAGCAAGCGAAACTAATTGTATTGTTCGTTCAATTGGATCATTTATATTTAATTGCACAGTCTTAGCAATTATTGGTCCAAAAGCCAATTTGTTCATATAGAATTCATCTGTGTGGAACATGCTACCACCATCGGCCACAGCTATTGTAGACATTGCTTCTGGACCTGAGGTTACGGTTGGGCGTGTCCCTTCTATTGGGTCAACAGCTATGTCTAATGCTGGGGTCGTTTGCTCTCGGAAATTACCGACCTCTTCCCCACGATAAAGGCCATAAGAACCGTCTTTTTTACCTTCACCTATTGCAATCGCCCCACGAAACTCCATCTTATTTAATCGGCGTCTCATTGCTTCGGTGGCTGCTTTGTCTGCCTCTAGTTTATCCCCACTCCCGATCCAGTGCGAAGCGGCGATAGCGCTATTTTCTGTTGCTCTTACTAAATCAAGACCTAAGAGCTTCATTTTTGCTCCTTAATAAAAGCCTGTTGTGCTTTTTTGGCCATCTCAGCCAAGGCAGCGGGATTTACAAAGGGTTCCTTAGTTGGGGCAACTGCACGTTTTGCTGCCGTTAAAGGCTTCGTCTGTCGATATTCCTCAATTATCTTAGCATGTTCAGGATTGTCTTCAAATAGCATTTGCTCCTCACTTACAGAAACGATATAAGGATGGAGAATGAAAGTCCTTGTTTTTGTTATGGGATGCAACAGCCATAATCCTTTGTCATCAACAATCTCAAGTATGCCAGAGAAATAGTCTGCCATCGCCTCTTCCTTAAAGCGAAAATTAATTTGCACAGTAGTAATGGTTACAGCTTTACCAACAAAATATTTGAAATACTCTTTCATGAAATCAATAGAGTAAAGCTAAATAGTTATTATGCCAGGACCAGATAACAAAGCTTATAAAGGTTGGCGCGGTACAATTAGAGCGGCTTTAACCCATCATCCAGAAAAATTCAGTAAGGAAGCCTGCAAAAAGAAGGGTACTGGTAAATTATGCCCTTATGCTATCTTCACTCAAAAAAAGAAAGAAGGCGACACGCCACATTATAAAGAGCAACCACACACCACCTCTGGCACACCTAAAAAGAAAGAAGAATTCAAAGATGAATCCTTTGCTGCGTATGTTGAAAAGCGGGATTTAACGGAAGCCAAAAAGAAGAAAAAGATGACAGTTGGTTTTTTAAATGTCTCTAGGGACATGCCTTAATGTTTTCATTGAAAAAACGTCTATATCTATAATCCGCTCTTTAAAGTTCACGGGTTTTTTGACTTTAATATCAACGCCTTCTGCCGTTTTCTCAGATTCTAAAGCCAAAATTTCACAATCTGCGAAAATATATTGCATATCCTCAACCGTAAATCGCCACCAATCATCGGGATAGCTGTGTACTGGAAACCCAGGCGACCGAGTAGTTAGTACCAAATAGCCATTAGACTTCAAAGCATTTTTCATTACAGAAATACAAGCTTTCCAATTTTCCGCATGTTCTAGCATTTCAGTACATATAACATAATCAAACGACTCTTTTCCAAATCTGTCTACAAGTTCTAAAACATCCATGACTAAATTTACACAAGGTTCTTCTAAATGAACAGCACTACCATCATTACAGACCCAGCCATCATGGTCGCAAGGAGTAAGGTCTAAACCAAGATATTCCTTGGGTTTATATTTTTTTACAAATGTCGAGAAAGAGCCGTTAACGTTATAAGAACCAACTTCAACAATTCTTTTATTAGTGACCTCTATTGGCAGAATTATTTTTTCCCCAAACTGCATAACCTCAGGAGTCATATCTTATTTAGTCCTTATTTAGTAGTAATTTCATAATCGTGAAGTCATCAAACGGTTTTTCATGTTCATGAATCCAGGCGCTAATTATATCTTCATTTAACCTAACTAACATCTTATTCCAATCTTTTAAACCAACAGGCGGACGCACAAAAGTTATTTCCGATATCTGATTTGCCATTAGTTTTCTACCCATTTCCAAGACTCCAGCAAAACCAGCCTCATCTTCATCTAACGCCAAACAAATCTTATAATCCCTGATGTATTCGATCTGTTTCTCACTTAGAGTTTTTCCACCACAGGCCATCCCGTTAAAACCACAGATTTTAAGTGTTAAAGCATCTAATTCTCCTTCAGTTAAATATATCTTAGAACCTTTTGATGGCCAAATAGAAGCGTAAATAACATCACCTTTACCCACGCCAATTTCCTTCTCAGGACCAAGGTAGCGTAATCCTTTATTCATCATATTACGACCATTAAAATAGATCAGCTTGCCGTTAGCATCATAATATGGAATAATAATTCTATTCTTGTAATTTCCTGTAGAACAAACATAGAGTCCTTCCGTGGGCAATTTTCGCTTGGCTAAACAATCTTCTGCTTCCATTCTTAGTAAGCTTGATTTGGGTAAACCTGTAATTAAGTAGGTATATTCAGGAAGCTTTATTTTAAGTTCTTCAGTATTTGTTTTTTCATATTCTTTTTCTTGAAAAAACTTATCTAACTCATCTTCCAAGACACGAATAGGTGTATTGCCAGAAAGTAATTCTTTGGCTTCTTCATAACTGCAATTATCCACTTCCATGACAAGGCCGACCAAAGTTCCCTTCTTGTCTGTATAAAAACAACGGTAGACACCATCCTCACGATGATGCTTGCCACCATAAGGGTTGCACCACATATGTCGCTTGTGGTCGGGCGAGAAGATTGAGTTGATTCGGACCTCTTTCCCTTTGACGATTACTTCACCAGGAAAGCGATCTTCACACCATTGAACAAAACTATCAAAATCAATTGACATAAGAAGGTTTTCTAACCAATATTTTCCAAATTTCCACCACGTCAGGACCAAACATTTTGGATGGTACGTTAATGTAGGTTCTCCACTCTATAAACTCACAACAAATAAAATCACGCTGATCTTCAATGGATCGATCCACCAGTTTCTTTTACCTTTTCCTCTTTTATCCTATTTTGGTAATAAAAACCAGATACCAACCCCATTTCTACATCAGTTTCCCTGAAAAGCTTGCGGTAGAAATCATACTTGTCCACTGCGTTCATGCAGCATTCCGTCGAAAACAAACTAACAAAACTGTGTAATTGGAATGGTGTAAAAGCCTTAATTTCTTCGCCAGTCAGTTTTGTGTAATCACATTGGAAAAGTCCAGGGCGGGGCAGAGGATTTAAGTCCAGGCCCGCATAACTTGAAGGTTTCCCGTATTCTAGGTATTCACAGCATTGACCGCAACCGAAATCTATGATATTAAATGGATATTTCCATTTTGGAAAAATGGATTCAAAAATATGGAACATCCAGTCATGAGTGTTACGGACCTGAGGTTCTTGTAAGTAATTTTTATATTCATCGAAAAAGATATTATTGTAACTCATTTTAATTTACCTTTACTGGAATAACGTATGAATATTGACCATTTAAGTGTATCAAGAGTTGGTGTTTGGGAACTTTGTGCCCAACAATATAAATATAAATACCACGAGAAAATACCTTCCCTTGAGGAAGACCCGATCTACCTAGTTTATGGCTCAATTATACACAAGATAGCAGAAAAATACATCGAAGGAAAAGGCGAAACGCTTATTTCCGAAATTACTGACGATGTTCTAAGCGGTAAGATCAAGCTAGACGATGGCAAGAAAACAATTAAGCTGCCACAAGAATACAAAAACAAGATCGTGGAACATATTCGGGCCATCAAGAAAATTTCTGACCAACTTGGTTTCGATGGTTACACCGAATGGGAATTTAACTTTGATTTAGACCCGCCACACAGGAAAATTGTAACAGGATATATTGACCGACTAATACAAAAAGGTGATAAATTCTGGATTCTCGACTACAAAACCACCAAGAAAGGTCCGTGGAGAAAATCACAAAAAGATATAATCAATGACCTTCAACTAAAAACATACGCACGAGTCGTACAAAAAGAATTTGATGCCAAACCAGAAAATATCAAAGCTGCGTTATATTACTTAGAAGGACCAGAGTTGGTTGGCGCTAGTTTCAGTGAACAATCGTTAGATAGAGTTGAAGCTGACTTGCTCAAATGCTATAATGAAATCCAAAGGACCAACCCGAACAGTGTATTAGGGAATGTTGGACCACATTGTAGCAGGTGTAGTTACCGCAAGATTTGTCCATTTTACTCATTGACATAAATTATGAGCCTAACTCTAACTGTATCCCATCACATGTTCTTGGATCGTCAGCAAAGATACGCCCTTTTTAACGGCAAGGAAATAGATGTGGTAGGAGTAAGTGTACCCGTCTGGCATTATCAAGGACAAACATCCGAGCCTGGAAATGAAGTCTTTGTAAAATATAAACTTTATCCAACTGAATATAAAATATTTGTTAAACATAACGAAGAAGGATATGAAATTTATCTACCCCATAAATCTTTTAATCCAGAAGATAATAGGACAAATCCATTAACATTAAAAAATCTGCTAGATCATCGTGATGGCGGCATCGAATGGATAGCATTTAGGCAATTTGGAAAAGCAAAAAAGAATAAAAAGATAGTAAACATAATTCATTTTGTTGAAATTAAAACAATTGAGGAACTAATGAAAACAATTTCATAATGGTATTTCTTTTCTTTTACTCTTAAAGTAGTTTCTACAATTATCTTCGGTATAAACATTAGATTTAGTCGGGTGAATAATAGCGGTATGCTTATAGGTTATAGGAACATGTCCCCAAGGCTCAACAAAGGTGGTGGGTAATGATTGTCTCCACCTCATTTCCATAAGATGAGGTACATTCTCAATACGCCCCATGCCGCAACCTAAGAACCAAGTAGATATTTGGTCATGAGCAAAGTGTATAAGAGGATACTTTTTATCAAATTCAGACCCAGGCATTAGCCCGACCCGTTTCATAAACCCAAAACAGTGGCTAGTCCACATCATACACGGACCTGCACACATTTCTGTTCTAAAAGTATATGGGAACTCACCCATGAACCCCGAAGCCCTTAAACTACGATGATACCCGTAATCTTTACTAGGTGTATACCATGTTGTACCCACCCAAAAAACATCGGGAGATTCTGTTTTGGCTAGCATTGCCTTTATAAATGGTCCAGTACATAAGGCATCAGAATCCATTGTGATTAGGTGTTGGATAGCTATTCTTTCACTAAAGTAATCCAGAGCATGAATAATAGTTCTTAGAATACCACGTCCCCAACCATTTATCTCTTTGGTTACAAAAACTCGATCCTTACCGTACTTTTCTTCTAAAGTTGCAGCGACCTTTCTATTAAAATCAATTGCAAACACTATCTCATAATTACCATCATTATAATATTTTACAGATTCGGCAGTATCTTGAATGTAATGCGGATGCTCATGCCCAACGATCATTACGACAGTTTTAGGTAATTTCATCATTATAACACCAAATTTACATTCCTAAAATACCCATACTTTCTCCCAATTTCCATAAGTTTTTCTCTAATTGGGCCAGGTGGTATACTACCTAAAGTAAATCTATTTTTATATTTAGCTTTATTAGTATTTATATCACCATATAAATCTTTTCTATCCCCAGCATCAATAAAGTTTACTAATTTAGAAATATCACTTTCAATAGGATGAAATAAAAATGCTCTATCAATACAAGCTTGTTCAATTAGTTCATTCCATTTAATATAATATAAAGCTGCACGTTCAACAGGCGTTAAGGTTACATCATATAATTCAGGGACATGGCGATAAATAAATCGCATAAATTTAAATTCAGGATCGGCTCCTGGTGGGTATTCGTAAGTCCAGTCAAGGCCAGGCGTACAATTTAACCGCCCACTAAGGAAATAACAATAGCCGACAACAAAAGAATTGATGACTTTCATCGGCTCTCTAACTACATGAATAATTTTAGCTTTATTTAGAATTTCGTTCTTTAGATAGGGTGCGGCCATATAGCTTGCATCAGCATCAAGACCGTCATAAATTAACATCTTGCTTTTTGCTACGCCAAGTCCTTCATTTGTAAATATAACTTCATGGCCACAATTAATACCAGCGCTGATAAGGAAGTTGGCCATAAACATTGTACCACATCTGCCAGTGCCCGTAACAATATATTTGAGGCTCATAAAATATATAATATCATGGCCAGTTTAGAATTTAGAATATGGATTGAATCTATCTTTGGGCAAGGTGTAATGGGTGAGCCAGAACCAGCTTCACAAATCCCAATATGGTTAAATAAAATTCAAAATGGGGCATTCCCACAATACGATTTAGAACCATTGCCAGGTAACAAAAAACCTATGAAGAAAATGAAAAAGCACAAAAAGAATTAATTATTCTTCCTCATCTTCTTCTTCGTCGTCATCATCATCGTCGTCATCGTCATCCCAATCATCATCCTCTTCATCCCAATCTTCTTCTTCGTCGTCATCATCGTCATCCTCTTCATCCCAATCTTCTTCTTCGTCGTCATCATCGTCATCCCAATCATCATCGGGATCATCGTCATTATATTCCAGATCGTCAAAATCTTCATCATCTTCGTCATCGCCATATCGTTTGGTGGCGAGAAGTCTTAGGTTCCGCAACACAGCGTCATCATTATACATGGTAATTTCTCCCTATTAATATCCTAATAATTAGTAGGCTTACAGAAAAAATTAACAAACTGTTTTACTTTTTACACTATTTGAAAAACTAAAAGTTACATTTTGTTCCGACGACGTTTTACCGAAACCACAACTTGATACAGACAGTCGTGTGTTCGCTACTGTTACAGAAGTAATTCCCTTCTGCACGCATTCTGGTTTTTTCTTACCGCCACAACCGCAACCTGCATTGTTTTCTGGTTTCCAACACTTGAGGTACTCAATCTGGTTTGGGTTTGTGCAATTGTTCAAAAAACAACCTGCAAAATGGGTTCTTACCAAATTGCCTTCTGGTGTTATCTCAAACGGCGTCAAGCGGTCAGAACGAATAAAACCTTTTTCTTTGAGAAAGTCAACACAATCGCGTGCATGGTCTATCAATTCCCCAGGTGAAGCTACAATGTTTTCGACACAATTACCACTGCTGTCGAATTCATAGTAGCTGTCGTTCGGTACTTCAACATTAACCATAAAGTCAGGCAATGTCAATAATTCAATGCTTTTTGTTCGTACTGCCATAACCGCCGCATCTTCAATTACCTGATCCTGCGGTTCTACCATCGTTTTAAAAGCAGCCCAATCCACAGCGGCCATCGGGCGAATCGCTTGACGTAAGATTCCACGCTTAATGAAAGCATCATTCATAATTTGATTATACATATAACCATTCAGTTTATCCTGCACTAACATTGCCTTGGCAACAGCATCGTAAAACCTAATAGTAGCAGGAGCGTTAGGAATAGCATTAAAAGTATAAGAAATCAAGATGTCTCTTGCATTTTTTAACGCAGTCTTGGCATCCAGGCAAACTTTTCTCTGAGCCTCATAGAGGCTGCAAAGAATATCGTACCACACACCTGTAAATACACGGGAAAAACTGTGTGGCTCGCTAGACAGTTGATTATCCATGCCGTGACGTGGTAACTTCTCTGGAATAACGTAGGTAAAATTGTTGTAAGCATTACGAAGTGAGGCCGCTGTATGTCCCATTCGACCACCCGTGAGATTGAAAATCGCACGGCCCATTTCTTCAGCCAATTTCGTGACGGTGTTACTTTGTGCCAAATTACCACCTGTCTCTACTAAGATAATATCAATGAGTTCATCATGTTGCAAAGCATTAGCAATAGCATTAATGTCACCAAACGCTTCATGGAAGCCCCACACCTCATAGGCTTGCACATTGAACAAATCAGGACGAAGTGCATCCAATAAAGCATGACCAAGTTCATGAAGGACTACATCAGCAGAATTTACCGCGTAAACCATGTTTTTTGTAATCGGGTCTGTAGCATAAAAAAACCGCAATGCCTGACGATCATAATAAGCATTAAGTTGCTTGCCAGCACGAGGTTGAATATATAATGATTGAGTCGCTGCCCAATGATTCAGTATAGGGTTCTTCAAATACTTCCTCATTACATTAATTCCTTGAACCAAGTTATAATGGCACAGTGCAGCTTGATGTTCCTGAGTATACATTGTAGGAGTGGCACCGCGAAAACCATCAACTTTGAATTCCATGCCGTTAGGCTTGGGTGGCAAATCGACTGGCATGACTAAATTAGGAGTGGACGGATCATTAAGCACATAGTTAATATCTGGCATATTTTACCTCAAACATATATATTATTAATAACATGCTTGAAAAAGAAAAAATAATTAGAGAACAAAGACTTGCCGAGGCAATGGATAAGAACTACATGGGCCTTGAAGGGAAATTTGGTATTATCTTAAAAAACTTAGGAAAGCCAATTATTTCCCAAGGTGCAGCGAACTACGAAATGACTGAATGGAAAGATATGTATGATTTACAGGAAGAAGAAATGCTGCCTGAAGAAGACCCTGATGCACCAATTCGTGAAATTGGAAGAATATTCGACGGACTAAAATTCGGTTATCATCTTGAAATTACATATCTTAAAGAAGGCACAATGCCAGTTAATGTAGACGAATACCACACCACATATGAAGAAGCTTCCAAGGTATTAAAAGTAAATTACAGAGGCTTTTTGGTTTACTTAGAAGCAGAAGGGGAACTACACACATTCAAACCATCGGCGGAATGGGAAGACATAATCTTAACCATTTATCAATCAGCAGTAAAGCTCCAAAATACACACCGATTCACTATTTCATTAGAGGCTAAAGAAGAAGATAAGCGGAAAAAATTGAGCTTCTTGGAACGGCTGAGGGAGAAATGGGGGATTTAGAGCAAAAAGCAAAATTGGATTTAATCATTCATATTAAAGATGAAAGAACAAGCGACAAGTTCATAAATTTTATAAGCTTGTCGCTTGTTATAATTTTCAACTTAATCACACTCTACCTTTTATGGGCCAACAAATAGATAATCGTGCAAGCGTGTCCGCTTGAGCGTTGTCACCATCGGTCCATTAGAAATAATCAGGGCATTTCGCTTCATTGATGCCTTCAGAGATTTAACACGGGCGATCTTTTTACGCAAATAGGACTTAATGGGTGCATTATTGGGTTGACGAACAATTTTACCAGCGCGAACTTCGTAACCAGTAATACGAGAGTCAGTAGACTCTGTTAGCAGCACCGTTCGCTGAATTGGATGAGAATGACCGCCCTTGTAATAAAAACGGGCAACGGGATACGAATTAACCAACTTGTAACGTTTCATGTGAAGAATCCTTAATTATTTTGTAAAGATCATTGGCATATCGAACGTCAGCAAGCAATTTACTTGCGAACCTACAATCTGTCAAGGGAACTTCAAATAACAAATTCTCTTTGATAAAACGTGGCACCAAAGCGGGAGCCAACTGACCTTCTGGCATCTCAAGTTCAGCCAAAGCAAAATAATTAACTCCATTGTGATCTTTAAAAAAATCAATTTCCCAAGATTGATTCTGTTTATCACGAACGACATAGCGAACTTTTTCTAACTTATTCATACATTGAGGCCATAAGTCATTAAAATCCCGCTCATCAATTTGGTTTTCAATTTCTACAACTCTCCCATTTACATTAGATTTTAAAGTCAAATAATACTTGTTTTTCATTTTTCTTAAACGAAGAGAAGTGCCTTTATTGGAAAATAAGTAACCTTGTAAAATCCAGGTTTTACTTTCTGCTAGCTTTTGATACCTCTCTTCCGTATCTTTAAATTCTAATATAAACTTAATTTCATTCTCAGTCGGCATGATTTTCCTTTATTTTTCTTAATATCGGTGATAAGAGCATTATTTCTTCATAAGTAAAATGATTCCTTAATGTTCTTAAACTCTTGTTTTTAGAAACTGTTTAATTTCATCCAAATCTGCACGACTATCCAAAACCTGGTCTTCCAGAAACAATTCTACATATTTTGCATCACATGGATCAAGTTCTTTACTAACTACTAATTCTTCCATACGATGTACATAGTTTTTAACCACTTCATCCTCAAGATGTTGCGCATGTAAGAAGATTTCATGTGGATCAGTGAAGTTTGGGATATCGTGATGTTCTGTGGTAGGAATCCCTCCTAGTCCAACAATCATCTTGGCAAACTGCTGAATGTGCATGAATTCACTGGTTGCATGTTTTAACAACCACTCTGAAATTTCGTCACGGTAGGTGCCTTCTACCAGAAATGATGAATGTAGGTAGAAATGCATGTGCGTATATTCGTTCTTCAAATCTTCGTTTAGTTTATCAATTAATTGATTCTTATTCATATTTAACCTTTCTGCCTTAACCAGTTTCGGATCGCATTGCTTGTAAAATAATGAATTATAGCTGCGCCGAACTCTGATAATATAGTTTTATATTTGAATTCTTTTTGGGAGCATCTTTGCAAGATAGCATAACATAATTTAGCAGTTTGCATAATATATAAATTCGTTTGATTAGAAAGGTTATGTGAATTTATGGTTAATTCTGGTGAATCGCTTTGGCGCGGGAAGTACAAAACCCTCGCGGAATACTACAAGGCCGAATATCCTTCTCAGTATTATACATTCTCCAAGTATGAGTTAGAAATCGACCCTGATGAAACAGTTGATGATTATAACAACTATGACGCAAATCGGCAACGTATAGAGTTCGCAAAGTGCGCCTTAGATTTTTTTTATTTTGCCAATAAATATGTCCGCATCTTACATCCGAAAAAAGGTGCGGTACGCTTTATCTGCTATAATTATCAGCATCGAGTGATTGCGGATTTTGAGAAGTATCGTTTTAATCTTATTTCTAAGTTCCGTCAGGGTGGCCTTACTACATTGGCAGAAATATGGGGAATGTGGCGCTGCATCTTTAAATTAGATCAACAGATCATGCTACTTTCAAAAACCGACCGTGAAGCTATTGCGGCGGGCGAAATCATTAATCGTGCGGTTGAACATCTTCCGAAGTGGCTCAAACCGAGCCTCCAAGGAAAATGGAACGATCACCACAAGCAGTTCTTCGATACAGGAAGCAGCCTTTATTTCTTTACTCCCGAAGCGGCCCGTGGACGTTCTATCACCTATTTAATTCTTGACGAGGCCGCATTCATTCCTGATATGGATAAGCATTGGAAAGCCATGTTTCCAACTCTATCCGCTGGCGGTAACTGCATCGTTATCTCCACAGTCAATGGTCTTGGTAATTGGTATGAAAAAATGTACCATAAATCCCAGCGAACAGGAAAGCCTTTCCACATCTTAGATTTGGAATACACCGAACACCCCGAATATAATGATCCAGTATGGGTTGCAGACCAGAAATCTCAGCTTGGCGAAAAAGGTTGGTTGCAAGAAGTATTACGATCCTTTCTTGGATCGGGTGAAACTTACATCCCAGCCCACCTTGTAGCCAAGATGGTAGAAGCAACGCAAAATAATCCACCCAAACGAAAACTATTTAAGAAATGGGTAAACAGTCTGCTTAAAGACGAAGATACTGATGATGAAACCAACGAATACGACGACAGTTGGGAGCGAGAAGGAGCTATGTGGGTTTGGAAGGAACCAATAGATGGTCACGAATATACACTAGGGGTGGATACCGCTGAAGGTGTCGGTGACGAAGGCGACAATAGTGTTATTGAAGTTTTTGATAATGCTACGATGGAGCAAGTGGCTGAATTTTATAGTAACCGAATCCAACCGTATCAATTTGCTCAGGTGATAAATGAAATAGCTATTTACTATAACCACGCTTTAGTAGTTGTTGAAAATATGGGTTCGGGTGGTGCAGTTTTGACGAATCTCCAGTTCCAGTTGTTTTATGACAATGTTTATTTTGAGAAACCGACCAGCAAGACACCGAAAGCTGGTCTAAAAGTTACAGTAGGTAATCGGCTTCAGGTTTTAGAATCATTACAGCAGCGATGTATTAACGGGACAATTAAGTTAAACAGTCGCCGTTTGGTCCAAGAGATAACGACTTTTGTTCATAACCCACAGACTGGCAAAATTGGAGCTACTAAGGGTGAACATGATGATGCGGTAATGGCAACGGCCATTGCTTTATTCGTCCGTGATAGAGTTTTGCGTGATTTGCCAATGGGCGCAAGCATTCCAAAAGAATTAACTGACCCGCTAAAGTCAGCATCTTATGAAGAAATTAAGAAAGAAATTTTGGAGGGTGCGCCAAGGGATTTCTTCGAGGAAAACGAGCGATTAAAAGATTCACTTCACGTCTCGGATGAAGAAATTATGACAGGCGTAGCTTTTGATTTTAGACGAAAGCTGGATTCATTATTAAAGGAATTCGGGTGGTAACATGAAAAACTATTGGTTGAACAAACAAAAAAGGGACAAAATGCCCATGAAAATATGTAAGGAAGTAGCGGCTCGCATTTGGTGCGATAAAGAATATAGCGCTACGGTGATGGATGTAAACGCTTGCCTGCGAATTGCTAAGATATTACATAAGGTTGCTAATAAATGATAAAAAGTGCCTATGAATATTTTTTCTAGAATTGAAGTTCACTGCAAGTTTTCTGACGCAAAGATTAGGGACATGAAGAGGAGAATTAATCTTTTATGAAAAAAACCACAAAGGATTTGTTAAAAGAGACTTTTGGCTCGATACCGAATAACTTTGCTTATCGAGAAGTGCGTTTTCACGTTTATCACGCATTACAGAAGTTAGAAGCGTTAGAAAGAAAAGAAACAAAAAAGAAGCAGAGTTGGCTTGAAGACCAGAAACGGGAAGAGGAAAAGAGAAAAGCGCAACCGTGGATGCCGCCAATTTATCAAACCCCTTCCCAAATGTTGCATACTCTTGATATAATAGACAAAATGATCGAGGAAGAAAACAAGGTAATTCAAGACATACATGCACAGAACGTTAAAAAAAGACAAATGGCTCCACAAGAGGATAATGACGAGGATGATGACTTACAGACCCTTCACGGATAGAAGAACAGGTTTACATCCTTATTCGTCAGTACATATTAATCTACCTTCCATCTTGGCCGACCAAATCGTGCAGTGGGGCAACAGGATGATTAAGGATAGCGATATCTACAGTCCACCTAATGACATGATTCATGGTCGGGAAGACGAAATTCACATAACTTTACTTTATGGCGTTCATTCAGAACATCCTGAGCAGACTCAATCTCTGTTATCCAGAGAAAATCCATTTGAGGTAAGGCTTGGCTCTGTTTCAATCTTTACTACTAACGAAGAGTTCGATGTGATGAAAATTGAAGCAATAAGTCCAAGCCTTTTTTATTTTAACCACCTTCTGAAAACTAATATTCAAAATACACCGAACCACAATGTATACCGTCCTCATGTCACGATTGCCTACATTAAAAAAAATCTATACCAATATCTAATTGGTGACAATAGTTTTAAAGGATGGCGATGGACGGCCAGTTCGGTTATTTTTTCTTCTACCAATGGTCAAAAAACACCAATAAGACTTAACACCTTACAACCTGTCCGCTGTTCTTAACACGATACAGACACAATTCATAAGCACGTTCCGCTTCGGCCAGCATTGGTTTAGGCAAGTCGAATAGTTTCTTATCAGGCTTGAATTCTTCAAAAGTCGTATCTGGCAAATTAAACTTCTTGGTCAGATATTTCATCCCCTTCTGACTAACCAAATCTTCCCAAGTTAGAAAAACGGCACCTTTCGTTTCTCTAGTCATTTCATAGATTCTTCTAAGCCTAAAAATATAATAATTTAGCGCAAATATTGAGTCATTAGGTTTTAAAATCTTAATAGCTGTTTTCGGATTGCGGATCAGGTAAACAAATTCACAGGCTTGATAAATTTTCTTATGCGATATTTGGTAATTATAAAGAACTTCGTTGATATACAAGCCCACCAATTCACTATATTTATGTTTCGATGATAGGATTGACTCAACAGATTGTACAGGATCATCGTAAATAATCCCATCTTGCATCCATTGGATTACCTTATTTTGTGCTAGACAGTAACACAGACTGGCACTTCCTGCCCCCAGGTGACTTACGACTAAAATGATCCTTTTCATTAATTTAATAGAGTTATGCTAAACTGGAGAAAATTATGCCATATAGCCATAACTAATATAATTAGAAGGGTAAAGGATTTAATATGGCATGGTACGATCTATTTAAGCTATTCACTTACGCATTTACACAAGACCCGCTAGCGAAGAAGTCGGACGTTAAAGATTTCCCCACAGCAGGTGTATCTAGTCCCGATTCAATACTAGATTTACGCAATTTAGAGACGCTATCACAAGGCGGCGCGTTCATCCGAGTTCAAAATGAGTTGGTTGACACCACAACGGCCACTAATCGAACAAACCGATATAAGGAATACGACCGTTTGGTTTTAAGTGTTCCTGAAATTGAAATGGCTACCACGGTATTCGCAGACGAGGCTTGTGTCGCAGGTGATACACAAATTGAAACTCTTTATTATGGAGCAAAATCAATCGAGTGGCTTGCCAATAATAAAGCAGAAGACAAGTTTCCTGTTTACTGCTGGGATTTTAAGAAGGAAGATTACACCATCGGTTGGGCTTACGCCCCACGTTTTGTTAAATTCGCGGAGACAATTCAGATTGTCTTTGATAACGGTCGAGTTGAAGTGGTCACTCCTGACCACAGAATATTAAAAAAGGATGGAGAATGGGCGCACGCTGGTAATTTGAAGTTTGGCGACGAACTGATGCCGTTTTATAAAGTCAAATGTCATCCAAATTACAGTAAATTAAAAACAGAACAATTCCCAAGAATCTTTACCTTTACTAAGGGTTGGATTCATGAACGTCAGTTTATTGACGAGTGGCGTTCTGGTGAAGACGATCCTAAGTACGAAAAGGCGAATTACATTGCACGTCAAATTACTCAAGGCCGCAATCTTAAACAAATTGCCCGTCAATTGGGTAATGATCCTCAAACTATGGAGCATTGCCTGGAAAGAAGTGGCTTTACTTGGCAAGAGATTAGGAGACTATCCAAGAATGCAGACCGCCGCAGAATTATCGGCATTTGGCCACACAAAAACATGGCGGTCTACGATCTTTCTGTCGAAGAACATCAGAATTTTGCCACAAGCTCCTGCATCATGCACAACTGCCAAAAAGACGAGGAAGGTAAGTGTTTCAAGATTCATTGTGCTAATAGTGACATTGTTGATGAATTAAATTTCGTTATGTTCCACCGCGACATGCTGAACCTCGACCAACGTACCATGTGGGACAAAGCTAAGCGATTATTCATCAAAGGCGACTTATTTTGGGAAGTTGTAATTAATCCTGACAATCCAAAGGAAGGTATTTATAGAATTAATGACTTGCCGTGCGAAACGATGTTCCGTATCGAAACAATTAAGGGTAAGATATTAGAGTTCCAGCAGTCAAAGGAAGCCCCTGACTATCAGGCAATTATCAAAACACCTATTCAGAGTGCAACAGAGGCAGAACTACAACAGTCTACGGCCATTCGATTTGCACCTGAACAGGTAATTCATATCCGAATTGGTGATTATAGAAAAACATTTTATCCTTATGGTGTGTCACTTATCGAGGCAGCACGAGGACCAGCCCATCAATTGAGGATGATGGAAGATGCTATGGTTATATACCGATTAACCCGTGCGCCAGAACGACGTTGCTTTTATATTGACGTAGGCCAACTACCGCCATATAAGGCGGAAGCCTTTATGGATCGTATTAAAGATCAATTCAGGAAGAAAAAGGTTCCAAGGAATCAGTTTGCTCAAGGTGGTGCGTCAGTTGTTGAAGAAAGGTGGCACGCGCCAGCACAAGACGAAGATTATTGGGTTCCAATTCGCCCTCAATCCAATACTAGAATTGAGACATTGCCAGGCGCTCAAAATTTAGGCGAAATTGATGATGCTGTATATTTCCGTAACAAATTATTTACGGCTCTAAATTTTCCAAAGAATTATTTCAGTTTGGAAGACCAGAATGCGACTAGAATCACTCTTTCGGCACAAGATGTTAAATTTGCTCGCATGATTGAAAGATTACAGTCCCACATCGAGGAAGCTTTATATCAAATTGCTGATAAGCATTTGAAGCTTCGTGGATTTCCACCTGAGTCTTATGAAGATTTGATAATCAAGATGACGCCGCCTTCGGATTGGCGAGAGCTAAGCCGAGCGGAAATCGTGACAAATAGGATCAATAATGCCAACAGCTTAAAAGGTTCACAACTAATGTCAGACTTTGATATTCTGACGAAGTGGATGAAGTACACAGAAGATGAAACAAGAGAAATGTTAGCACGTCTCAAGGTGCAGAAACTTGAGGATTTGAAGTTACAGATTCTTGCACAGAATCCAACACTGTTGGGTGTCGGGTTGCCAGGACAGGGCGAACAGGAAATTGGCGCAGAGCCAGGTGGCCCATCACCTCAACTTGGACCAGAAGCAGGATTACCTGGCGCTGGAACACCGCCTCCAGGTGGATTACCTCAAACAGGCCCGCCAATGCCACCGCCACCACAAGCCCCAGGCATGATGCCTCCACCCGAACAGGCAAAACCGTTACCAAAAGTAACCGATCAGGAAGCGGTTAAGTATGATATGGAAATCCAGAATTACGAGTCTGAGCAGGATGTGGAAAATATTGATCTTACAGATACGGAGGGTTGATGGATTTTAAGATAGCACCGAAAATGGCTATACACAATAAGGACAAGTTGCTCAAAGTTTCTGAATGTGCTTGTTACTATTGTTATAAAATTTTTCCACCTTCCGAGATTAAGGAATGGGTTGATAAAGAAGCTGATACGGCTGTATGTCCTTACTGTGCAATAGATGCGGTATTACCTGTTTATGAAGAAGGTGAGAAGGATATTGCGTTTTTAACTAAAGTTCACGAATATTGGTTTTAATAAGATTATATACCTGTAAACAACGGAGGTTTTATGAGAAACATATGGATGTGGTTTGTTAATCTTTTTGGTTGTTGCCGACCCTGCTGCAAGAAGCATGTATCAGGCGAAATTATCTTAGGGTTTGGTACTCATGAAATAGAAATCAATATACCTGGCAAGCCTTGCAAAGTCTGTTTTGACATTGAAGATGACGGCGTTTGTGTTTGTCATGGTTCAGTAAACAAGATTGGTATTACGGTAGGCAGGCATGGGTTTGTTATTCATGCCGAGATTAACACTAATACGTCATTGGTAAGTTGGAACTGTGAATATCAAGAAGAATAAATATGGGTTTGATTCGAGGAAAAAAGTGGTGGTGGCAATACTTTAAAGCCTTGTTTTTTTTGATCTTCTCCCATGTTCGCGGTAGTATTACCCTGGCACATGGATATTCGGAGACGGAAATAACTTTAGACCCACTCATCAAAGCGAAACGAATATTCGTTGCTGTAGAAGCAGAAGATATTCCTGTTTGCGCTGGGAGTGTAAACATGGTCGGTGCAATTAAGAAATATAACAACGTATTTGTCTTGTACGCAGACATTAAAAGCAGTACGGCTACTGTGTACTGGTTAGTAGATTATACGCTAAATGATAGCGATGAAGAACTTGATGATGCATTCTGAGAAACAATATGTGGGTAGCTCTAAACAAAAAAAATATAATAGCTGCGCTGTCGGAACATCAATTCTCGATGACTGGCTACACAGTCCACCAGGCAGACATTAAGGAGCCGAGAGAGAAGTGGCACGCCCTCATTGGCAAAAAATTTAATTTGGGTGATACTAAAGAAGTTAAAGATTTACGAATTGCCTTTGTATGTAATTGGAATGATAATTGTGGAATCAGCACTTACAGTGAGTATCTTGTCGATTCACTAAGAATCAAAGTCAAAGAATTACATGTATTTTCAGAGCAAGGTCCAGAACGGACAGACGATCCTACTTATGTTACCAGATGTTGGGAGCGTGGCACAAGTCTCAAAACTTTAAGTGAGAAGTTGGTTGCCTGGCAACCAGATTTAATTATCATTCAACATGAATTTGGAATCTTCCCTAAAGCGACTTATTTTTTACAATTGTTACAAGGAATTGAAGATATTCCTTACGTTGTAACCATGCATTCGGTTTACGAACACCTGGATAAGTCCATCTGCACTTCGGCAGTTAAGAATATCGTGGTTCACAGTGAAGAGGGAAAGCAAGTCCTCAAGAAGTTAGGCAATGCCAATAACATCTTTGTTATTCCCCACGGTTGCGTAAAATTTGCCGCTGAGGAAAAAACGGAACTTTGGAACATATTTCAGACACCGTATCCCATTGTCCAGTTCGGCTTTGGATTCTTCTACAAGGGTGTTGATCGGGTTTTAGATGCAATTCATTACTTAAAGAAGTCCGATCCTAAGTTTAAGGATATATTCTATTGTTATTTGTGTAGTGATAATTACCATACCAGTGTCGTTCACGCGCAGTATTATGATTTTCTCATTAAGAAAATAGATGAGTTAGAACTGCACGACAACGCGGTTATTATCCGCAAGTACCAAACAGATCAGATGATTAAAAACTATCTACGAACTGCAAAAATTGCGGTTTTTCCATATGTTAGTGATCCAAAAAATATGGTTTATGGAGCATCAGGAGCAATTCGCGTAGCTATGGCGTGCGGCATTCCTGTTATTGCAAGTAGTTGTCATCAGTTTGACGATTTGGAAGGCGTAGTACCGCGACCAGCAACTTATACAGAGATTGCAGACGAAATTGATGAAATCTTTAGTAATGAAACACATCGTAGGGAAATTTTGGCTAGGGCAGAAGGTTATATAGATGCTAATACTTGGGACATCACTGCCGACCGATATATTAATATTTATTATCAGATTAATTCTTAAATTGGGCCGCTCATATCTGCGGTATTTGGCGCAACAATATCTTTCTCTTCTTCGCTGCCCTTTCGCAAGTCTTTCGGTAAGTAGTTGCTACGCTTGTCACGAAATTCGCCCAAAATTCTGCGAATATCATCATCGTGTTTTGCCAGTGAATGAAAGAAGTCAAGAAACCGTTCTTGGTGCCTATTTATGGCTAATTGAGCCATTTTAAGTAGAGATTCTTCTTCATTGGGCTGAGCGTCTATATCGCCTAATCCTTGTTCCATATCCCGTTCTTCACAGAACTCGCAAAATCTTTTAATTTTGTCCATTGGTTTTTAAGCCTTTTTGCATATCTATCTTAGGTAGCTTTAATAGTTTTTAAAATTGTACTATTAGCACTATATATCGGATAGTAAACCAGGGTATATATCCTTATTAGGAGACAGATATGAAAAGAAAACTAATCAATTATGATGTTTTCCAAAAGATCAATGAGGAATCACTCAGCAAGTCAGAAAAAGAGTTAGTTGAAGCTGAAGAAGTGTTGGCTAAGGCTTTAGGTGAAGAAGAATTGTCCCTTCACTGTTTTGACGAGTCCAGCGCTACTTACGAGACTTTGGACAAGTCTTATATTCACGCTACATACCGTTTAGATGGTAATAACATTGTATTTGAAAACATTGAACAGTTAGTAATTGACAATAGTTCGGCCAGGGAAAAAGGTCGTGAAATCCTTCGTAAGATGTTCGATGAATGTTTGAAGGAAAATAACGCCACAGCCGATGCGTTATTCAAAGAATACATTTCACTTCCATTTGTTCGCCGTGACTTGGCAGAAGGTACGGAAGCCTGGGTCGAGCAACCAAATAAGCCAAAGAAGAAGGGTAAGCCACAACCGCCTTGGCTAGCTCAGAAGCGGGCAGAAGCTAAGAAGCGTAATCAGAAGTTGGTGAGTCCAGCTTTAAAGGCACAAAAGAAGCGAGAGGCTGAAACTTTGAAGAAGCGTGGTGGACCTGGCACTCACGTTCATTTCCGCTTCAAACCACAGACCAAGAAGAAGATGAAGGAGTGGTATGGTATTAGCGAAAATGTACTTAATTACATCGACTATCAGGAATTCGGTCCTATCGCCAAGGATTCGGAAGTCAAACGCGACGATAATGGCAATGTAATCGCCATTCGCATTCCTAACACACATGCACGAAATGAAGGCAAGATTTTGTCCTTCAACTGGAAGACTCTTAATACCGATTGCATGGTGCTTCGTGCCAAGATGAAGAACCTAGCAGAAGACGTTAACTTCTGCAAGGCAATGGCCGATCTACGCAAGTGCAATGCGATGTCTGACAATAAGAGACTACAAGAAGTATTAGAAGCTATCGTAGTCAGGTGGCCAAACGTTATTTATCTAACCCAGGCCGAACTTGCTGGTTCTATCGCAACAGCACTAGAAACAGTTGGTGAAACATCTTACGACGATCAGACTTGCACATTTATGGCGGAAGGTATTTTGCGAACTGCTTTTGAAGCTTATAACGAAAGAGTTCAGAGAATCGTTAAGCTTTCTGGTATGAAAGTAGAAAGCACAGATGACGCTTATATCGACTTCCAGAATATTGTTGAAAGATTCTTTAAGTTCCTAGATGAGAATACCAAGTTAGAAATGCAGGTCTTTGTTGACCTATATAACGCCTTGGTTGAAGTTTACCGCCTCGGACATGAAGAAGGTAATGAATTCCTAATGGGGGAAGCGTCAAGTTTTCTCAAGGAATTGAAGGGTGTTGTAGACCAGACTGTTGAACCAACACTTGAGTTGGCGGGCGAAGTAGCAGCATGGCTAATGCATCTAGTTGAAACGAATTTAGAGAGTGAAGATTGGGATGTTTCCAACACTCCGCATCAAACAATCGTAGGCGATCACCCCCAAATGGCTAAGAACGCACAGAAGGGTTACACCCCAGCTTCGGACTTTAGCGGTGATTGGGGTGACGTAGCTCCTGTCAGTGACGGCAAATCCTATAAGGGTGGCTTAGCTGATGAAATGCGTAAAGATGCATGGGGTAATTGGGCTAATGATGACACATGGCCATCGTTAGACAACCCATATGTTCCAAAGGCAGGCGTATGGACAATGAAGGGCGAGAAGGGCGCTGATGTAGACGGCACCGACGATTGGAGCCGTTACACATCAAACGACACATGGCCAAATCTACAGAACCCATACGTTCCTAAGGAAGCAGGTGGTGTAGGCGGCAGAGGTTACAAGATGAAGTCTGATAACCTAGTTGTAGACAAAGGTTCAACCCCAATTACATAAGGAGCATAATGATTGAAGGCGCAATGCTGCTTAATGAATTTGATTGCTACGGATTTCAGATTGACTTTAAAGAATCTAATGTCGAAAAGGGTTTACTGAAATTCCGTGGCAAGCTCCAAGAAGCAGAGTGTGTTAATAAAAATAAGCGATTGTATCCGTTTGCTGTATTAGATGAAAACGTACAGAAACTACAAGAAATTGTTAAAGCCCGTGGGTTATTAGGTGAGTTAGACCATCCCACGGATAGCATCATCCATTTCAAAGATGCTTCTCACGTTATTACAAAGTTATGGTGGGAAGGCAACATATTAATGGGTGAGGGCGAGATATTACCAACGGCAATGGGGCGACAATTGCGTGCATTGCTAGAAAGCGGAATCAGAATTGGTATGAGTAGTCGTGGCGTAGGTAATGGTAAGGTAAATGAGAACGGTGTATTAGTTATTAGCGAAGGTTATAAACTAATTACGTTTGATGCCGTTGCCGATCCATCGACACCTGCGGCTTTCCAAGAGAAAGTAGTAACTGGAAGGCGAGAGAATTATATTCCTCAAAATATTGATAATACTTCTGAGAAAAATAATAGCTCCCGCATACATACTACTAAGAAAGATATTGTAATAGCCGCGTTGAGTGGGATTATAAAAGAATCAACAAATAAATATTTAGCGAGGTCTAAGTAATGAAAAATCTAGTTGAAGCGTTAAAGAGTCTTCTACCTGAAGACCAGATTAAAGAAGTAACAGCTATCGTAGACGCGATGATGAAAGAAGCTGTTGACGAGGTTGCGAAGCAGAAAGAAGCTGAATTTAACAAGCAGCTAGAAAATGCTTACAACGAACTTTCAGCCGAATTGCAGACCGCTGAAAAGACAGCCGAACAGGGTTACGAGGAAGCGTATGCAATCATTACTGACCTTCGTAACAGATTAGAAGTTCAGCGAGAAGAGTTCGAGAAGACCCTTGAAGAAGGGTATGAGGAAGCTTATCAGATGCTATTGGCTGAACGTGCTAAGAACAGCACTCTCGAAGTCGATCTCTACGAAGAATATGAGAAGAAATATCTCGATCTCAAGGAACAGTTTGTGGACATGCTCGACAAGTTCTTGCACGACAAGGGTGCAGAAATCTACGAGCAGGCACGACGCGATTTGGTCAACGATCCACGTTATGCTGAACACAAGGT